CGGGCCGGAGATCGCACGCTACATCAAGGCGCAGAGCGACCTGCAGCAGGAGTTCGAGGATGTAAAGGTCAAGCTCCTCGTCCAGATACTACCTGTCGTTACTAACCTACTCTCCGGAATAGAGAGGATCGTAGAGATGACCGATGGACTTGCTGAGGTCGCCAAGATCGTTGTACCGATTGCAACTCTGGCTGAGGCTGCAATGGAGATCGCCGGACTGATGCACGACGAGAAGCTGCCAATCGGTACGAGCCCGACTGACATGCTCGATGACCCACGGTTCCTGAAGTCAGGACCGAACGACTGGGTGCCTAATAGGTAACGAAGGATATGCCGGTACAGACCTTCAACTACACGACTGGTCCAACTACGTTGCAGGATGTAGGTCAGTTGTTCTACAACGGTTGCACCTTCGGCCCGCTCGTCGAGAGTACCATATCCGGGCAGTGTATCGAGGATGAGGCAAATCGCACCGTCAAATATCTGGAGATCACCCTTACAGTCGACGGCTACGTTACTGCTCCGAATCCGGCTGTACTAGATGGCATCGCGCCGACGATGAATACCCTGTACGATCTGCTCACCGCGCAGGCCGGAGCACTGGTGTATAACGGGCGCGGCTTCGACTTGTCCGTAAACCAGCAAGGCGCGAACCTCGACCCAGTTAGCTTCGGTCAGAGCCGACTGGATGTCGCCTGGGGACCAGTACCTAAGCTACTAGACTTCGTTCCGCTGGGAGAGGGGCTCAGTGCAAAGATACGGTGGCAGGTAGTCGTCAGGCTAGTCAGATACAAAGCACCTGTTGGAGCAAAAGGTAAACCCAACTTCTCACCACTCCTCCAGTTCTGCTACGAGACAACAGTTGGCTATAGCGAGGACTACTACAGTACGATCTCGTTCCGGGGTGTGATGGAGATTCCGCTGACTCGTGTACCATCGCAGAGTACAAGAACTTTCACCACAACGGTGGACGACCAGAGGAACCAGATAGAGACGCGACTATTCGCTGGCGTCGACCTGTCGAGGTTCTACGTCACCAAGCGTAACTTCGACGTATCCTACGACAAGCGACTGATGCGGTGGAATTTCGAGCTGGAAGAGAAGCCGTATATGGACCAGCCCGCTGACTGTGCCATTGCGCGCGGTACATACGGCGTCCGACCAGCAAAGGTTGGGATGGGGCTGTGCACGTGGCTCTGCTCGCTCCGTATTACCTACACCGTGCGGAAGGACCGCCCGCGCCGAACCGCTTGGTTCGCCTTTCTGATGATGCTTCGGCATCGTATGGCAGCATCTCAGCTCGGCAACCTGCCGCAGTTCAATGGCGACCAGAACCCACCGCGAGATAATAGAGCCAATCTTCTGGACTTCGTAACTCCACAGTACCGAGCCGCAGTACTGTTCTGGCGGCAGTTCTTCGCTAACCAGAATAAGGAGGTGAAGAACGCCAAGCGCGCATTCCTCGTCGACTTCCAGTTTGACGAGGGGGTACACCGCGACTCCAAGGTGACGTCGTTTTCATCAACGTGGCAGCTGGTAACGACATTCGACTCTATCCTGCGCGCAAGTGGACTGTGGCGGAAATTACCAGAGGTGGACCAGCAGGGCAACAATATCTGGTCCACGTCGATGAAGGACGTATCAGGCTCTCAGTCGTGGTTAGTTAATGCGGTCGACTCATCTCTCGATGTAGTCGTTGACTTCGGAGGTGGTTGATGCCGTTCAAGATACCAAGTGTCGGAGTTGGAGACACCGATGTAGACAACGACACGGTGGTCGAAGACGGTGTACTGATACCGTGGTCTAGCGACCCACAGTCATCATGGATGTACTTCGACTGCACAGTAGGGATCATGCTCGACAGTGGTATCGTGGTCCACAACCGACTCCCGCAGATCAACAGGACACCTGACACCCTGGCGTCTATTACCCTCGACGCCTCGAATCTGGAGACCGTCACCGATCTCGGAGTCAATCTGAAGTGCAACGATCAGTACCAGGACATCATGCAGCGGATGGGACACGCGCGCTACTGGTTTCGGATATGGGGGCAGGCTCTGCGCGTGGGTTATCAGGTGCCAATCCCCGGTATCAAGACTATCGGGGGTGTGGCGGCGATCCCCTACGACAAAAATCCACAGTGGGCCTACAACCGCATCGCGCCGGGCGGCAACTTCAGCGGTGTCCCGTTATGGCACGCAGTCTGGTCGCTGTGGTACACAACCATCGTACCGACAGTATCCAATACTTACCCGATTGCCGACCCGTCGGCGCACATGACAGGATCGGTCACACTGCCCCAGGGAATGCAGGCTCCCTTCACGAACGCCGACGATAACGCGGTCAGAGTGGCTCCACCAGTCGGGAGGGTCCAGTGAGCGAGAGTAACGGAACTACCGAGAACCGGATCGCCGATCTCCTGCAGGATGAAGTCACTGTCGGTTATCGACCGGTACTCCCACTGGAGACGCTGTGGTTGAGCGGTGGTGATATGCCACAGCTCACTCTCCGACGTGACATCGAGTTCATGCAACTGCATCCAGTCGTCATGACCGCGATGGAGTATTACAAGTCGGGGATCAACGGAGCTGAGTTCTGGGGCGGACCTGACCACGCCAACCAGGGCAACCCGATGGGTAAGCCCATCAGCGCAGACCACCGTGTCGCGCAGTTCGTCATGGCACTCTGCGATAGATACTGGCAGCGAGGCGTTCCGCTCATACAGGAGGGCGCATATCCATACGGGTGGGGTCCGGGTGAGCACATCTACAAGGAAGTAAATGGGATGCTTGTCTGGTCCCACCTCAAGTCGTTTCACCCCAACGACGCACACATCCTGCACCTCAAGTGGCAACCAGTCGGTGTGCGGATCAAGAACATCAAGGATAAGGAGCCAGTTGACCTATGGCTCGGTGATGACAAGATACCCAGTAAGGCAGCATGGTATCCACACCGACCGAGGTTCAACCAGCTCTACGGACGATCACAGCTCACCGGCGCGTGGCGACCCTGGCGTCGGCTCGGGTGGCGAGATGCCGTCGAACAGGTGATCGATGCTGCGGTCTACCGCGCAGGCTACCGGGGGCCGCTCATCAAGTTTCCACCGGGACACAGCGCTCCGACTGCCACGCAGGGTATCCCTGCCACAACGAGAGACGGTGGCGGACTCCCGCGCCGTGAGAACCGTGATGTCGCGAGGCAGACAGGTGAGTATGCCAAAGCCGGTGCGACGATGGCATTGTCGTCGGAGGTCTACCCTAATAGCAACACCCCAAAGTGGTCGGTAGAGTGGCCAGATCACGTTATGGATGTTCGCCCACTTATCGAGGCTGCGCGATACCTCGAAGACCAGATCATGTTGGGTATCGGCGTTCCACCTGAGCTGGTCAAAGCTGGTGGCACCGGTTCCGGTTATAGTGGTCGATCCATCCCGCGCGAGGCATTCCTCGACGGACAGCAGAAGGTTGCTGACGCACTACTGCAGAACTTCATAGAGCAGGTCGTCCGGCCACTCGTCCTGTGGAACTTCGGCGACATTCCATTCGAGGTGAGTTGTAAGTCCCTGCTCCACTCGCAGACGATGGCTGCTCAGGGTGAGGGTGGCGACAACACCGGTAAGGACTTCAAGCGGTCGCAGGCAGCGAAGGATGCCTGGCAGATACGCAAGCAGAACGAGGGTGCTAAGCATGAAGCTCCAGCCTCACAATCAGCACCATCACCAACGGTGCCCGCTGTAGCACCACCGCCGACATCGCCCGCGCCAACGTTGTCACTAGAAGCTCGGGACAAGGTACTGTCCATTGTACAGCGCGTACTCAAGAGGAGAGCGGGGTAACACGTTATGTCGGTTGTATGGTTAGATCGAGTCCACCAGACCTCCAGTACGAGTGGTACGGGAAACCTCACACTCGCGACTACACCCACCAATAAAAGACCGTGGTCGTTGATTGGTGTCGGTAACTTCGCTTACGGGTTCGCAGCCAGTCAGTCAGTGGACAACCTCTGGGAGATCAATACATTCACTCTGCAGAACGACGGGACGCTCGCAAGAGGTACGCCTCTTGCCAGCAGTAATAGTGGGAATCTGGTCAGTTTCGACGGGTCCGTACTCGACGTGATGCTGGATATACCCGCGTCGCTGGTAGCGGCTCTGGCGTACCTCAATACTGCGAACACTTTTACTGCGTCACCGCAGACTATCACCATAAACGCGGATGCTAATATAGGTGAGGTCATCAGCGCGCACTCGGGGACACAGACTGCTCCGCTACAAGTCTGGAAATGGGCATACACCCTAGCTAATAACGCGGGCTACGCGAAACTTACCTCTCCTTCGGTCCAAGTAATTGATCTCGGTTTTAACCGTAGCACCTACGAGGTTTCCACAGTAGCGCTTCTATCTCTGCGCTACCGTGCAACTGGTGGCACGGTCACGTCACCTGAATTTCAATTCGGTACACCAGGCAACCCAACCTTTATTGTCGGCGACCTCAATTCAGGGGTAGCGATTCTAGGGAACAGCACTCCATCCCTGTTCTTCTATGCTCCCGACTCGGCCTCCGCTAACAATGTTCTGGGAACTGTTCAAGGTCAGTACGCCAACAACACGGATGGGGCGCAGCTAGGTCGCGTAGTCATCATGGCGCACGACTTCAACAATGCCGATTGGGAGGGTATCAGGATAGAGACGGACGGCTCTCAAGCACTCCTCAGCTTCTATGGGGCTACAGCCATCGCCAAGCCGACTCATGGCATCGCTACCGCACTCCAGAATTTAGGACTGGTCGGATCAGCGGATTACAGCGACATCACTGGAGTCGGTTTGCTTGGAAATAGTAATACCTGGGCGGCAAGCAACACGTTCCAGAGTACGACATCGGTTACTAGTACGAGTGGCAAC